CGTGCCAGGTCAACGCTTGTTCAGTTGGCTCTGCAGTAGCTGGTTGTGCTTGCTGCTCCTCATATGCCTGATACTGACCTTGATCCTGGTACTGTTGAGCTTGAGCCTGGGCTTGTGCTTGAGCAGCTTGCTGCCTGGAAGCCTGGACCCGAAGGCGCTCTTTCTGAATCGACATGTCATTTTTAAGCGTAGTCGCTTTAGACATCAATTCAGGATCACCACTAGCAACGGCCTTCTTGTACAGGTCGTCAACTTGGGCCTCTTTTGCTTCAACCGCCTCGGCTTCTTTTGATAAAACCGTCTGGTCTTGCTGGGCGGTATAAGCTCGATATTGTTGAAGCTCTCGCTCTTTAGCCAGGGCAATTTGCTCTAACTGTGCAGCTCGATCTTCTGCCTGTTTGTTCTTGGCGTTGAGCTTGTTAATTCTTTTGCTAACAGACTTGGTGTAATTTTCCAGCTCATCTTCGCTGCTGGATTTTACCTCCTCACCTTCAGGTGGATCGTCAACAATTTCAATCTCTAAGTCTTCATTTTCTTGCAGTTCTTCTGCCTGGTTGTTCTCAATCATCGGAAGCTCACTATGTCGTCAGGGTCAAGGATAGTACCAATGACCTCATCGTCATTGATAATGCGGACTTCTGCGCCATCTTCCAACTTAAACCTAGCGCCAGAATATCGACCAATGAGAACCCACTGTTTTTCAGCACACCAAGGCTTTTCACCATACTTTGTCGTATCGTTATAGCAAAGAGGACCCATCTTTACGACATAAGCAACAACCGTTGCCAGCGCCTCTCTGTCCATGGTCTCCTTTGTAAGGGCAATGCCACCTTTTGTCTGAGCTTGGCCGGCATAAGGAAGAACAAGCATCCTCCAACCAGTCGGGGTTGGCATGCGGTCAATCAAGCTCATGTCCAATAGGCTTGGATCTAAAACGCGGTTATCGCCCTCCAGATAAGCACTGTCGATACTAGATGATGGTTTACTCAAACTTGTTCTCCTTATAAAAGTCTTTTATGGTCATTTCTACTAAGTTTAGCACTTCTAGCTGACCTTGCAAAGATTTATAATGTTCGATATCTTTGAGCATACCATCCATCATGACGGTCTGTATTTGATCTCGCCTTTCGGCAATTGTCCTTTTCAGGCTTGCCGCCAGGTTTAAATCATCCATTACACTTTCTCGTAATAATACAAACCTTTAGTTGCAGCGCCTGTACCTCTGGTCTTCATGCGCTTTACTTCGCCGCCCATCTTCATGCCCTTTGCCGTTTTCATGGCAATGGCAACAGCCTGGGCTTGAGGCTTTCCTTCTGAGCGAAGTTTTTTAATATTCTTGCCGATTGATTTTTTACCTTTGTCTAATGGCATTATTTTTTACTCCTAGCTTTTGCTTTAGGTTTTGCTGCGGCCTTTTTCTTAGGCGCAACTTTTTTCTTAGGCGCAGTCTTCTTAGGGACAAATGCCTCATTAATATCTGGGGTAGAGGGGTCGTCAGCGACATAATGGCCCTTGTCATCCCTTGCTCGCTCCATTTCAACAGGAGCTGGGGCAACCATCTCAACCTTGGCATTAGCAGCAATTTCTTTCTCAGCTGCAGCCTGGGCAACTTCGTCACCATTGATCCTGGCTATCTTTGCAGCTAACCGCAAAGAATCTGCTTTGGCAGCGGCTTTCTTCGCAGCCTCTTCTTTATCCCTGATTAGCTTTTCAGCCTGGCGCTCTAGCTTTTTAATAGCCTTGAGCTCTTCTTGTTTTTCTAAAACATAACTTGTCGTCATCTCATGCCTCCAAATTTAGCTCTCATTTCGGCCAGCTTTAGATTAGCTTGCTGATCCAGACGTTGTTCAGCGATGCCCAGCTTATCGTCGGCGACCTGTTTCTGAGTGTTAATACGCTCCTGAGCAATGGCAACATCCTGCAAGTTCTCGTCCTGCTTGGCTTGCTGCTTCATGTCAAACTGCTCAGAATCCTGGTCTATCTCTTTATTTCTTAGCTGTAGCTCTTGCTGCCTAATGGCAACCAAAGGATCTGTCTCCGATCCCGTATCCATAGAGGCAAGCAACTCTTGCGTGAGCTGCGCCATAATCGGGGCGCTGTACTGCTCTTGCATCATCTGAATTTGTCCCTGCATTGCTGCTACCTGGTCAGGCGGCACCTGGCCGGACTGCGCTTGCTGCTGCATGCCCTGGATCTGCTCCTGGACTTCAGGAGGCATTTGCTCCTGGGCAGCTTCGGTGGCCATAAACTGCAAGTGCTGCATCATGTGGGAGATAATTCCACTCTGCAGCTGGGGCGTTGTTTTTACTATCTCAGTCATAAAGAGAGACTTATGCGCCTCAATATGCGCCTGGTGATTCTGGGGCGGAAATGCGTTAGCAGGCTGCCCCATCAGAAATCCACTGTTCTCCATACCAGCATCCACCGGTAAGGGTGGCTGTGGCACAGGGGGAGGAGTTAGCAGTGAATCCACATCATCAACCCCCAGGGCTGCATACATTCGGCGATAAGCCTCATAGATGCCATTGGGTCCATGTATCTGCGGGTTGCTTTGAACCATCGTCAACAGCTCTTGAGCTAGAGTGATTCTCTGGCTCTGGCTAAAGATGTTAGGATCGCTAACCGGAATAATATCCACTCGACCGTCGAAGTCTTGACCCTTAATCTCCTGGGGTCCGCTGCCGGTGTTATATGGATAGCTGGGTGGCAGATACTCGCCAAAAACTTTTGCAAGCAAATTAAACTCTAAGCGCTGCGAATAATGCAGCCGCTTATGAATCGCGGACATAACTTTTGTGCCGCGCTCTAATAATGCTACTGTGGTGCCAACAGGCATAGCCTGGTTAGCATCACCAATGTTCATGTCGCCAATACTGGCAAAGCGCTTACCTGAATCAACCAGCATCGCAAGCATGCCCTGAAGCACGTTGCTTGGCTCTTTAATTGGTAGCGGGATAAGGTTGTCTTTTAGAGACGCGCCAGTGGTATCAATGTCTCTAAACTCACCTGGCTGCAGCGGATCATCTTCATCACGTATTCGCATACCGCGAGCCTTGAAGCCTGCGGGTAAGTTGGCCAGGGTGCCGGCATCAATAAGCTGGCGAAGAATAGACGTTGACGCCTTAGATATACCGCCAATCATATGGCTTAAACCTAAGCCATAAAAACCTAAGCCTGGCAAAAACTTATACTGTACAAAGAAGTTGATCTTGTCCTTAGCAGGATCTTCTTCCAGGTAGTTACGCCTGATAGCTAGAACCTGCTGGCTGCCTTCGTCTATAGTGACGATGTAAGGCAGCTTTAATCCAGTCTCCTCGCCATCTTCCCCCAGGTCTTCAAAGCCAGGTAAGTCCAGGACGCAATGAGTCTCATAGACAACATGATCTCGATCTTCCTGGTAACTTGGCGACATTCCTTCAATTTCATCAATCTGCTCTTCAATCTCATCCCGACTAAAGTGCTGCCCACCACCCTTGAGCTCAACATCCGCATAAAATCCAGAAAGCTGCTGCTTCTTGATTTCATTCCTGGACATGTTGATTACGTGAGTTACTCGCTCGGCTGAGCTTAGATCCGTAGCCTCGTAAGGGACTATTAAGTCCTGGGGCATAATAAACTTGGATAACGCACGGTTCTGAACCGTGTCGTAATAAACTTTCTTAAACGCGCTGCCTGCCAGGGGCAAATAAAACAACAGCATATCTAATTCTGGGTCGTACTCCTGCATCACATTCATGATGTAGAAGTTCATAAACTCCTGAACGCGCTCAGCCTGCATCTCGACATCAGCAGTTCTTGCTCCAATAATCTCTGTCTTAACAGGACCTTTTGCTGGTAGCAGCTCTTTGTATGCCTGGGCCTGAAACTGTGTTACAGCTTCTGCAAGTATAGGGTGAATGACGCCGGAGCTTCCCTGGAAGGGTGTGGACCTGGCGTCATCAAACTTCATGCCCAGGTACTTTAAGCCGTCTGTGTAAGTCTTTTCCCAATCGGATCTTGACTCTTTGTCGGCCTTAATTGACTCTAAAACATCGCCAGCTAGAGAGCTAAGCTCTCCTGAATCAAGGTAATCAACCAGGTTGACGTTGAAATCTATCTGAGGCGCTTCATCTACCGCGTCGATTTCATCATCGACCAGGATATCTTTTTCTGTGACCAGAATCTGCGCTGCGTTCTCAATCAAGTCCTGGCGAGTAGGCTCTTGCGTAACTTGCATACCAGAACCCAACTGGATTATGTCGCCATCGTCCTCAGTGCCTAAGTTTCTTTTTTCAATCGCCATTAGTAATATACCACCCTATCTCGTTTTAAGAATTGGGCCTCGTCTTGATAATCAGTCTCCAAGTTTAGGAACCCGCCTTGCCGGAACCGCATCAATGCCATTGTAGCACTGTCACAAAAATCATCGTGCTCACCAAACGGAAAGGCCGCCATTTCCTCAATTACTTCTTCTGCAAAACCCTCTTCTGGAGCCCACACCATTCCTGATTCAAAAATAGGCGCCACTGAATTCATTCTTGCTATTTTATCTTGACCACGGCTCGGTGTATATGCCATAACAGGTATTCCCATTCGACGCAACTCCTGCGTCAATGGCGTACCACTTGCCTTTGCTTCAATTAAAACGCAATCAGGTTCCCAATATTTATACTCATCATACGCTAATCTCTTCAATTCTGGAAAGTCTAAGCGAACACGCTTAGCGTCCAGGAGCATAATCGCCTCTGGACCCTCTGCCTCTGGCTCAAAAACAGCCCAGGTTGTAATGGCAGAATAGTCAGCAGTTTCCTTAGCTGAGAAGGCGGTATCATAGCTTTGAATAACGTAGCTGTAGGCTGGGACCTTTTCCTCTTCCCAGGTTTGCCACCACTCTCTTTTGACTATCGCGCCGCTTTGAGCGGTGGGCTGCTGCATCCACTGAGCATTCCACTTGCTGATCGGCAGCGAAGCCTTAACCGATAAGAGTTCTTCTTTGTTCCAAAACTCAGGCCATAAAGGCTCTTCTGACTCAGGCATGATCGCAGGAAATTCAACAACCTCCCACTGATCGGCGTGCTCATCACCCTGGCGAGAAAGGACCTTTCCAACCAGGTCTTTGGTGCTCCACCTGGTCATCACAATGATAATGATCCCGCCAGGCTGCAGACGCTGCCTGGGACCAGATGTATACCATTCGTATGCTGCATCCATGGATGTGGGAGAAAGGGCGTCTTGCTCAGAGTGAGGGTCATCAATAATTAGAAGGTCAGCACCACGACCAGTAATAGCGCCACCAACACCAGCATAGAAGGATTCACCTTCCTGGTTAGTGGTCCATCTTCCTGCAGACTTGTTGTCTGATTGTAATTTTAAATCAGGAAAGACATGCTGATAGTCTTCGCTATCAATAAGGTTTCTGACTTTCCGGCCAAACCTGACAGCAAGCTCTGCGGTGTGAGTCGTCTGAATGATCTTGAGATCACCCCTGCGCCCCATCATCCAGGCTGGAAAGAAGGTGGATGCAAATTCAGATTTGGAATGCCTGGGCGGCAAGCAGACAATTAAGCGCTTGAGCTTACCATCGGCAATACGATTAAATTTTTCGCCAATGATCTTATGATGTCGCCCCAGGATACACTCAGGCCACATATGCTTGACAAAGTTAATGAAGTCGCCCTGGCAGTCGTCTTGCGTTTCAAGTCTCTGATATCGGCTCAGAAGAGCCATAGCTTCGTTCTTTTCTGCCTCAGACAGGACATCAAAGTCCTTGAAGTCTATGTCAGACATGGGACCATTCTTCTTCAAGCCAAAGAAGAGCTTCAGCCTCTCTGCGCCGCACCAGGCCATCTAGGACCTTGCCGCCGGCTTTGTTCCATCGCTTTATTTGATGAGGTACGTCATCCAGGTCCCCAGAGTTTAGCCTGGTCAGAAGAGTAGAGGATTTTAAATTAGTTGGGCCCAGGTTAAATGTCCAGGCTACCAAGGCGTCAAATTGATTTTGCGTGAGCTCAGTATCTACCAGGTCGTTGACATAACCCTCGAATTCTACCAGGTCATCTATGAGGATCTTTTCAGCATCGTCCTTGGTGCAAGTATCGCCTTCACTTACTCCCCTGGTATGGCCATAGCCTATAGTCCAAACGTCTGCGCTGCACTGATACGCACCTAGTTCACAGCCCTCAAACTTCTTGATTAAAGCTATGCCTTCTCCGCTTGTTTTCATGATCTTTGGCTTCTCCTGGTGACGCTGCTGTGTTATGCAATTTTTGATAACATTGTACAGTCGAATTAGCTGGGCGTATATAATCATCTTCCAGGCAACCAGGTTTTTTGGGAGTGAACTACTTCTCTCGCTGTACGCCCTTGGTCTTTTCATAGGAGCGCATCGCGCCCATGCCGAGCATGCCCATGAGGACGGGGGTGAGAAGGGATGGGTCAACTTCTGGCACATCAAACCAAATGCCGAGTATCTGAGCCAGCAGTACGTTGTATAAAAGACCGATTCCGCAAATCCAGCCGACAAAGGGGCGCCAGCCGGCGACGAACAGTGATTTATGGGCAGCCTCTACTTTGTTTACTTCCAGCTGCGCTTTGTTTATCTCTAATGCTTGCTTAGAGGCCAGGGTGGATATCTCATGGGCCAGGGCGTTAGCTTGGTCCTTATCCTCAATAAATTTATCCAGGAGTCCAGCGACTGGTCCAATTAGCTTATCAAGCATTATTCCATCCACTTAGATGCGGCAAACACCGCAATGATTGTTGGGTAAATACCCCAAAGCATAGCCTCTAGCTTGTCAAATCGCTTGCTGCCACCATCTAGTCTGCGGCCAATGTTCTCATACCTAATCAGGCACTCAGCCTCATGCTTTTCAAGTCGGGCAATTGTCTCTTTTACTGTGGCCATAATTTATAATTTAAAGTTAGTCTAGTGGTCTCTGGGCGGGAATGCCTATCCTGCCCCGTTCTTCTTCCTCTTCATCAGCCTTGATGGTGGAAATGTCTATCCCTTCTGTCACAAAGATATCAGGATAGCATACTGTCTTTTTCGGGTCACTGACGCAAAAAAAGCCGGTGAACTCCATCACATAAGAATCTTGGTCCTCCGATTCCCATATTCTGTTTGACCAGGCGCGAGTCTCTACGTCCAAAGAAACTCCGAGCGTGACGGCTAGTCTATTGTAAATATAGACCGACCTACTGGGGCTGCATTTTCCTATGTTGTACCTAAACCAATGTATGGCTCGCAGCTTCCGCTCGGTGGTATCGTGTACTCCGCCAAGAAGATTAAAGGTTGCCAGGTCGCAAGCCTTTACTTCTGGTTTTGTGCGATAAGCAGCTCCACCAGCGTTTGAAGTTTTGCATCACTGGCCTTAGCCGTTTCCTGCATGTCCGTCAGACTCTTGGCAATGCTCTTGATTGCCTGCTCATTTAATTTTGTGGATGTGCCGTTCTCAACAGCTTTCTTGTTTGTCTCAACAACAATTTTTTCCACACGATCAAGCTCCTTCTTGGTGGTCTCAGCATTTGCCTGGGCTGCGCCATAAGACACGGCCCCGACAAAAAGAGAAATTACCAAGGGGAGCATATAAGTTGGGATAGTGATCCCTTTATCATCTGACATGCTTGCCTCCTAGTGAGACGAATCAACCGCCTCTTCATCATCAAAAGAGCTTGTCAACATGTTTACAAAAGCCTCGCGGCCTACCTGCAGCTGATCCATATTAAACCGCAAATTACCTAGCTTCTTATCCAGGTCCGCTATGTGGTTTACCATGGCTACCTGCTGCTCGGTTAGGTCTTCAATGTTGTGCTCTACGTCATTAACAGTAATGGTTTTCTTTTCATTTTTCGCCATTATAAGTCTCCTTTAGTTTTAAATTTATTTGTCCTTCCTGTTCCACAGGTCAAACAAGGTTTTTACTTTTTCCTTAATCTGCTCGATATCTGCGTGCATTTTAGCCAGCACAATCACTAGAGTTACAAACCCTAATGCAATGGGCCAAAGTGCCCCAATGGCGTCAAGACCATCCATATACCTGGCATCTCAAAGTTTAACACGGTGGATTAAGACGACCAGGGAACCCCTGAAGCTGTCGTTGCAGCCGCATCAATTTGCTTCTGCACCTTCCCATCACGATCAGCTTCTACGCGAGCTTTAGCTTCGGCAGCGGTTTCGTCGCCTTCGATCAAGCTAGTGTATACCCAACCAAGAACATCGTTCTCTGTTAGATCAGCGTATGGGGTAAATCCAGGGTCTGAAGGACTACCTTCACAGCGGAGTTTCCCGCCTTCTGAGGCAGTGTACGATGGGGTTCCATCACTTGCCGCTACCATTGACCAATAGACAAGGAATACATATCCATCCGAGTCAGTTCTTTGCATGTCCGATATGGACCATGTGTTTGTAATTGCCATGTTTCTTTCTCCTTTAATGACAGTTGGTTAAACGATTGACGCGGTTATTGCAGATAAACCGCTAGTGCTTAGTGTGGGAATAGTCAAAACGATAGACACTAAATCTGTATTATTTGATGGATTAACCACTAAACGTAAACGATAATTATCTGGGCTACTCGCTGTAAACGTACAGTTGCTTGTTGTTATGTCAGTTGTAGTGAAGGTCGCAAATGTACTCCCCGCCCCTGAATTAGTTGCAAACATTTTTCCCATAGCGATTCCGCTAGTGGCGCCAAATTGTCTGGTTAAAATCATCACGTCCACAGCCGCTATCGTATTATTTGATCCCCAGTTTGAAAAATCCAGATCAATTTGAACATTCCCGTTGTAGGGGTTAGGCATACTCAAAACTTGGCTGTAGTAAACCGCGCCTTTGCCAACGATAACT